AATCTATTTGGTACTCGTAACCTATACGAAGATCTTTTATTTGATAACGCCAACATGAGCCACTCTTGGCTCGGGAGCTAACCATGATTGAGCCTAAAGAAGGCACTAAAGCTGATGAGAAAGAAGACCGTGAAGAGGAGGCGCTGCTGCAAGAAGCTCGTACTCGCTATGATGAAGGGACTGTCTTCTACAATCACATTCGTCGTAATGCACTAGAGGATCTGCAGTTCCGTGCTGGTGACCAGTGGCCAGCACAACTGAAGCAGCAACGCGAAGCAGAGATGCGCCCTTGTCTTACCAATAATCGCCTGCCGCAGTTCACTCGTCAGGTGACAAATGAGTTTCGCCAGAACAAAATGGCCTTGCGGGTAAGCCCTGCAGGTGATGGTGCTAGCCAAGATACAGCTGAAGTAGTACAAGGCTTGTTCCGTGCTATCGAGTACAACTCCAATGCCGATACTGCGTATGTAACTGCTATTGAGTCCGCTGTCAATACTGGCGTAGGCTACATGCGCGTAGTCACTGAATATGAGTCTTCGCAGAGCTTTAACATGGTGCTACGTGTTAAGCGGGTACGTAACATCTTCACTGTAACACTAGACCCTAATGCTCAAGAGCTTGACGGTTCAGATGCTAAGTGGTGCTTTATCGAGGAGTTAATGCCTAAAGCTGAATTTGAGGCTGAATACCCTGACGCTGAACTCTGCGGCTCGTCAATGTGGAGTTCAGGCATGCCTGCATCTTACATGACTAGCTGGTTCACAGGCGACCAGGTTAAGGTTGTAGAGTATTTCCGCAAGGTAATGAAGACTAAGACACTGTGCTTGTTAGCTGACGGTAAGACAGTGTTCAAAGAGATTGCCGACAAGCTGGGGGTAGAGGTAGTTAAGACTCGCCAGTCAAAAGTACCTGTCATTGAGTGGTACAGCTTGAACGGCTACGAAGTGCTTGAGAAGACCGAGTTTCCTGGTGAGTATATTCCAGTAGTGCCTGTGTACGGCAGTGAGCTTGACCTGAACGGCGAGATTATCTATGAAGGTCTCATCCGTAATGCAAAAGACTCCCAGCGCATGTATAACTTCTGGCTTAGCGCAGAGACCGAGACAATCATGGCGGCACCAAAGGCCCCCATCCTTGGTGCAGAGGGTCAGTTTGACGGCGATAAGAAGAAGTGGGACTCTGTTACTAAGCGTAACTTCGGCTACATTACCTACACGCCACAGACGCTGAACGGCACGCTCTTGCCTCCACCGTACCGTCTGAACAATGAAGCTAACATCCAAGCTATTACACAAGCGCGTATGGGAGCAGTTGAGGACATGAAAGCGGCGACAGGTATTTACACCGCTGCATTAGGGGCCCCCTCTGCAGAGCAGACAGGTCGCGCTATCAATGCGCGGGTAGGACAATCACAGCTTAACAACGCTCATTATAACGACAACCTAAGTGTTGCTTACCGTCACTTAGGTCGTATCCTCTTAAGTGCTACACCTTTTGTCTATGACACAGCTCGCGTGCTGCGCATCATCAATGACGTAGGTGAATCTACAGAAGTGCAGGTTAACCAGAAGTACCAGGAGAACGAGGTCGAAAAGCTATTCGACCTTACTGTTGGCCGCTACGACATTATCATTGACTCTGGTCCAGCATTTGCTACTCGTCGTCGTGAGACTGTAGACGCTATGATGCAGTGGAACCAAAGCTTCCCACAACTGTCTGAAGTGGGTGGTGATATTATCGCTGCAGCTATGGACTGGCCTGGTGCTCGTGAATTGGCCTCGCGGCTTAAAAAGATGTTACCTCCGGGCGTTAACGGTGATAATATTAATCCACAGCAGCTAATGCAAGAGAACGAGCAGCTAAAAGCTCAGCTTGCCACGCTACAAGAAGTACAAATGAAGCTGGCTTCCTCTGAAAAGATTGCTTTGATGGATAACCATACGCGGCTTGAGGTTGCACAGCTTAAAGCAGAAACCGATTTACAAACACGCAGCGGTGATCAAAATGGCAATTGATGACGAAGTCCTCGACACAGCAGTAGAGACTGCAGGGGTCGACATTGAGCAAATCGAAGCAGAGTCTGATGACTCGACTCAGGTTGAGCAGGAAGAGCAGGTTGAGCAGGAAGAGCAGGAAGAACCTAGCCACGAGCCTGACGACGGTGTTGATATTGAGGAAGACGATACCGACGCTGATACAGTAGGCAATAAGAAAGGTGGCTTCCAGCGTAAGCTTGAACGTGTAAACCAAGAGAACGCTCTGCTTAAAGCACAGCTGCAAGCTCTGACAGGTTTACACGACAAAATCCCTGAACAGGCACCTAAGCCTACAGCAGACGATTTTGAGGATTACGACTCTTACTTAGAAGCTGCGTCAGCTTGGCATGCAGATAATGCAATGCGGACGCGGCAAACAGAGGTGCGTGAACACACCGTACGGGCACAAGAACAATTACGTGCCCAAGAGTTCACTGCTCAGCGTGATGCCTTTGCTAAGGTAACGCCTGACTATAACGAAGTCCTTCAATCAGTGGACGATATTGCGGTTCCTCCTGCTGTGCAGCAAGCTTTGTTGGCGGTGGATAACAGTCCTGCACTGATGTATGCCTTGGCTAAAGATCGCGACACGCTAGCTGAACTCGCTGCTATGAACCCGCTTAAAGCGGCTCTTCGTATCGGGGCGTTAAGTGCAGAGCTTTCTAAGTCCAAATCAAAACCATCGGCCCCCAAAGTTACGCAAGCTAAGCCTCCTATTAGGACAGCTGAACGCTCTGGTAACGCGGCGGCTAAATCTGTAGACGACATGAGCTATGACGAGTACAAAGCATGGGCGTCTAAAAACATCAGGAGTAATCGCTAATGGCTAATACGTATGTGACAATCGGGCAGATTGCACGTGAATCCTTGCGCTCTTTGGAGAACCAACTGGTTTTCGCTAAAGGCGTACGCCGTAACTATGATAGCTACTTTGGTGATAAGTCTGCGCAAATCGGCGACAGCATCACTATCCGCTACCCTAACCGCTTCAAAGGTCGTACTGGCCGCGTGATGGCTGTAGAAGACGTAAAACACAAAACGACCAGCTTGAAGCTGGACACACAGTTTGGTGTTGACGTTGTATTCACCTCACAAGATCTGGCTTTGTCTTTAGGCGAGTTCTCAGCTGAATTCATTCAACCAGCTATGGCTACTATCGCTAACAAGATCGACCTTGACGGTTTGAAATTGTATGCTGACATTGCTAACACTGTTGGCGTACCAGGCACTATGCAGACTGACTTGGGTACCTACCTGAACGCTGGTGCACTGATGGATGAGGAAGCTGCACCTCAGGACGGTCTGCGCTCTTTGATCGTTACACCGCGCGTACAAGCTGGTGTTATCAATGCCAACAAAAACCTGTTCAACCCTAACACTGATATTTCAGAGCAATACCGCTCTGGTAATATGGGTTCAGCAGTTGGCTTCAAGTGGAACATGTCACAAAACATGCCTGTGCACGTAGTCGGCCCCCTAGGCGGCACGCCTGTAGTTAATGGTGCTAACCAATCAGGTGGCACGTTGGTTACTGACGGTTGGACTGCTGCTGCTGCTTTACGTTTGCGCAAAGGTGATGTGTTTACAATTGCTGGTGTCTACGCTGTAAACCCTCAAAGCCGCTTGACTACAGGTCAGCTGCGTATGTTTGTGGCTACGGCTGATGCATCTTCTGACGCAGCTGGTAATATGTCAGTGCCTATCTACCCTGCTATTGACGGCTCTAACACCTCTGCATGGCAGAACGTAACCGCAGTGCCTGCTGACAATGCAACTATCACTGTGTTGGGGGCTGCTAACATCAACTCTGCTCTTGGCCTGGCTTACCACAAAGATGCATTTGCATTGGGCTGCGTAGACTTGCCGTTGCCTGAGTCTGTCGGTAAAGGTGCTACTCGTATGGCTGACAGCCGTACTGGCTTAAGCGTTCGTATCATCAAAGGTTATGACATTACCAATGACCTGAACCCTACACGTATCGACGTGTTATACGGTTGGAAAACTCTGTATGCAGAGCTTGCTGCCCGTATCATGAACTAAGACTTGTGGTGTGATAGCCACCTGTTTTGGCAAAAAGCAGCTAGTAGCACGCCAATGCTCTAGCTGTGATAGGTTAACGCCTGAAGCTCTATTTGTACCGCTCAAAGTATTCAATTAGGGTTTAAACCGTCTCCTCGGTTAGCTGGTCAGGGTATACACCTTGTCCAGCTTTTTTACAGGAGCCCACGTTTCTATAAAAACCCTCGGAGTTAGTTATGGTTGTTCGTGAAGCCATTACATCAGCCCTTCAACTCATCGCTGTGGTTGCATCAGGTGAAGTCCCATCAGGCCAAGAGAGCGTAGACGGCTTATCAGCCTTAAACCGTATCTTAGATGGATGGTCAGGTGACAGAAATTACCTATACGACAACAACGTCTTATCTTACACCCTACCTTCTGACACAACAGAGCTAAACTTAGGTACTGGTCAGACACTAAATATTCCTGTCGATAGCTACATTGAGACTGTAGCTGTAGGCTCAACTGAATTTACCTTTGCTGGTACTCAGGACCGCATTCAAAAAATCCCAAATAAGTACTACATTCAAAATAGCCGCCCGATTGCAAAGCTAGGCTTCACGGTGCCTCAAGTCGCAGGGTCAGTGGCCGGCATCTATTATCGGCCCCCATTAGCGCAGTACTCGTCCTTAGATGATGTATTGCTACTACCAAGTGGTTACCAGCAAGCTATCGTCTATAGCTTAGCTAAAGAGCTCGCTACGCATTACGGTGTGCAGTTCACAGCTGCTAATGAAACACTAATGAATGGTTATGTTACCGCACTAAAGCGCACAAATATGGCTTCTAGTGGTACCGTGGTAAATGCTGTGCCTGACATTAATAAAACTATGGGGTTTAATATTTATGCAGGTACTTAAACTTGGGGGGCCAACTTACGCCACAAATGACTTAGGTTGGGATGCGCAGCGTATTATAAACTTAATCCCTGAGATTGACGAGTCTAGCGATGCAAAGTCTGGGGTTAATGTTCGCGCAGTTACAGCGCCTGGCGTAAAGCTAGTTAACGCCACACCTGATATGTCCATCCGTGCGCTAGCTACGCTAAGCACAGGTCAAACGATTGCTGTGATTCAGAACACAGCTGTACAGCGTACAATGCCTTACGTTGTCAATGCTGACTACACACTTACACCAATTCCGCTAACAGGCTCATACCCTACATATACGCCTGACAATCCTATCTACACGTACGGCTGGTCAGTGTCAAATGTGTACTTTGAGCGTTGGCCTATTCGCTTGGCACACAACGGTTCAGACCTTGTGATTGTAGACAACAGATACACAGTTAAGGTAAACATAGGCAGCTTGAAGCCTGCTAATGTAACTCCTTGCTGGACGTTCGTACGTAATAGTACCAACAACACACCTGAGCCGTTTAGAGCAGTAGATGTTGCCTTCATCGGCGGCTACCACGTGTATGCCAAAGACCCAACATACGACGCAACAACGTCCAACTATGGACAGTTCTACGTGTCGCAGTTATATAATCCAGATTATGACCCCATTGACATTGCCTCTGCAGAGTATAAAGCTGACCAGCTTGTTGCTGTGGGTGGTATGAGCAGCTCATTATGGTTGTTTGGCTCACGCAGTTTAGAGGTGTGGGCTAATACGGGGGCCGTAAACTTTCCATTCGAGCGTATTCAGGGAGCTACTAGTGATGTAGGTTGCTTAGCCCTGGCTAGCTTGCAACAGTTGTCGGACGCCTTTATATGGTTAGCGTGTACCAGTGGCGGCCGGCCTTTTATTGCTATGACTGAAGGCTATACGCCTGCTAAAATCTCAACGTTGCCTATTGATTCAGCCTTAGCTTCCATTGACGCAGCTTGGTTGACTTATGCAACGTCGTTTACGTATAGCATGAATGGCCATTATTTCTATGGGCTAAACATCCCTGCTCTTGGTACCACCTTTGTGTATGATCTACACACAAAGCTGTGGCACGAACGTCGCGGCTATGACAGGTTTTCTGGGGCGTTAACTGCTATTGGTTACGCTCACAGCTCACCTGGTCTCACAACTGAAAAACTTGTCTACAGGCCAGGTGAACCAGGCTTGTTTGTCTTAGACTACACAGAGACTAAGCTTGCTACTATCACCGAACCTACTGGTCAGGATATGTACTGCGAGCGTAGCTTTCCTATTGTGGCAGACGCTAGTAATAAGTATGTTCGCCAGCATAAGGTACAATTAGATTCAGCTTCAGGTATAGCCAGCCAGCCAGCTTACACATTGCAGTGGTCTGATAATAGCGGACGTGACTTTGTAGCCGGTCGCACGTTACAACCAGCTGACGTAGGTGAGTATAACGAGCGCTTCATTTGGAGGCGTCTGGGGACGTCCAGGGCCCGTCTATACAAGCTAAGTTTCACTACCGCTAGTCACTTGAGTCTGCGGTCTGTGACACTAGACGCGGAGACACTGAATGCGTAACGTACCATATTTGGCCCCCTTGCCAGAGCTTGTAATGAGCTCGGTCCCTTGGGCCTCTTACTTTAGCGCGTTACCTGGTAGCGCTCCTATTATTCAACCGCTCTACGACGTAAAATCCAGGTTGATTAGTCCTACATGGCGTGCTTACTTAGCGCTACGGGCTAATCCTCCACTGCGTGTAGTAGTTGTAGGTTTAGATGGAATGGTTAACAAAACATGGCTTACCTATTTTCAATCGCTACACTAGACGATATTCCAAAGCTGCTAGACGCCTGTGAGCTAGCAGCCACACAGTATGACCAGTTCAAACTGTTTGAGTTCAATGCCGTTATTTTCAGCTCTACGTTAAAATTCTTGATTACACAGCGGACTTCAAGGGTTATAATTGAAAAATCAGAGTCTGGCGATATAACAGGTGTTATTGGTCTTATCCTAGCTCCACACTATTACTCTTCTGCAATCCTAGCGACTAAGCTCTTTTGGTTTGCCTCAACAAAAAAATCAGCTGTCAAGCTGCTACACCTAGCCAAGCGCTGGGCTAAGTCGCAGGGAGCAACCAAACTAGCTCTTGCCTTACCTTTCAGCGGGGGCGAGTTAGGTACAATGCACGCTATCGAGCAGACCTTCATCGAGGATTTAACATGAGTATTTTAGCTTCAGTAGCTGGTGCAGTAATCGGCCGCAATGCCACTAAAAAAGCAGCCCAGGCACAGACAGCCTCGGCTGATAAAGCCCTTGCCTTACAGCAACAACAGTTCGATCAACAACGCGCTGATATGGCCCCCTACCTACAACAAGGGTACCAGTCGCTTGCTCAACTGAACGCAGAGAATCAGAAGCCTTTTAGCTTTGACTACAATGCTATGACAGCTGATCCTGGTTATGCTTTTCGGCAGCAGCAAGCGAATAAAGCACTTGAGCATAGTGCAGCTGCTAAGGGCGGCTTGTTTTCAGGTGCTACAGGCCAATCCCTAACTACCTTAAACCAGGACATGGCTAGCCAAGAGTACGGCAATGCTTATCAACGTGCCTATGGAGCTCACACTGATCGCTTAAACCGCTTATCATCACTTGCAGGTGTTGGTCAGACAGCTACTACTAATTTAGGTAGCGCTGGTCAGAACTACGCTAATAACTCAGGTGACATTATGGGCCAGAAAGCCAATGCTCAAGCTGCTGGTTACGGCGCTCAAGCCAATATGTGGAACGGTGCTATTAACAACATGAACCAAATGGCCAGCCTTTACTCGATGGGGGCGTATAAATAATGCAACTCGACCCAAGCCTCATCTACAAAGCTGCAGAGTCTACAGCTCAAGTGCAGTCTCCTTTTGAGCAGCACAAGTCGCTTATGGCTATGCAGGATGCTATTGCAAAGCAAAAAGCACAAGCTGAACTCGGTGCCAATGGCTATGACAAAAAGCAGACGCTTAGCTTCTTAGCTCGTTTTGACCCTGAAGCCGCTGCTAAAGCTAACTCACAAAGTGTTATTGCCGATGCTCAAGCTGCTAAGTATGGTGCATCGGCAAGCCTAGACAACCAAAAAGCACATGTAGAGCAGTTAAAGCAGTCTAGCCAGCAAGTCGACTTGATTGGTAAGGTAGCAAGCGGTATCACTGACCAAGCTACGTATACCAGCGCCATGGGCTATCTACGCCAACAAGGTGTTGATGTGACAGACTTACCGGCTAACTACGACCCTGAGCTGGTGAAGTCAAAGGCTGCTATGGCCCTTGACGCTAAGGACAAGATTGCTTTACAGCTGCGCGAGCTACAAATTGGCAACCAGGCAGACTACCAGCAAGGTTTGTTAGACCAAGGCCAGTCGCGTATTAAAGGTGACTTGGATATGCGCCAAGCTCAACTAGACCAGACGGGGGCGATGGGTAACTCCAGGCTGTCTGAGATGAGCCGCCACAACCAAGCCATGGAAGATAAGGCTGGTGCTGTAGGTAAGTCATCAAGCAAGCGCGTGATTGAGCGTGACGGCGCTATTTACATAGTGGACCCTGAAACTAACGTCGTGTCTGAAGGGAAAACGGCTGACGGTCAAGACTATCGCACCCCCTCGCAACGTAAGCAAGCAATGCAGTCTAAGCAGATGCTTACTGTGCTAGGCCAAGCTAAAGAATTGCTTAAAGCTGGTAAAGCTACCTCAGGCGGTCTCCAAAATACTATTGCTGGTGTTGCGCGGTTTGCTAACATTACCACAGACGGCATGAAGGACGCAGCTAAGCTGAAGAACTTGTCTGGTTGGCTGACCTCTAACACACCTCGTATGGAGGGGCCGCAGTCTGACAAAGACGTTAAGCAATACTCAGAAATGGCTGGTATGGTAGGAGACGAAGAGCGCACACTAGAAGAACGTCGTGCAGCATTCAGCTCTATCGTAGGTATACTGCGTAAGTATAAGGACCTAAACAAATGAGTAGAGGTGCTTACAATTTGATTCGTGACATTGCGGTTAAACGTGGAGTAGATCCAGATTTAGCAGAGGCAGTGCTACACCAAGAGTCGCGTGGCAAGGCGGGGGCTGTATCACCTAAGGGTGCTAAAGGCCTTATGCAGACTATGCCAGCAACGCTGCATGACCCTGGTTTTGGCGTTAAGCCTGCTCAATCTGATGCACCTGAAGAGTTGGCTCGTGTGGGTGTGGACTATCTCGGCTCTATGCTAAAGCGCTACAATGGCAATGTCAACGTAGCGCTTGCTGCGTATAATGCTGGACCTGGAACAGCTGATAAATATGGCGCTAAGGTACCTATAAAAGAAACCCAGGACTATGTTAAGAAGATCACAAAGCACTTCAAGAACTTAAAGTCTGGTAGTGCTAGCTCTGCAGCCGACCAACCTGTTGAGGACGAAGACCCTTACGCAGGCTTAGACTCTTGGGATGACACAACTAAAGATAATACGCAGCTACCTAAGGAGAACGTCAGCCTAGCAGAAAGTGCAGTAAACGCTGCATTTCCTGCTGCTCAAGCAAGTGAGGCCGAAGACGCTGATGCAATGGCGTCCCTTAACCTGGACTCCACAGGCGCTGACAATCAAAAGAAACCTGACAATTCAGAGGAAGACCCATACGCAGGCTTAGACTCTTGGGATGATGCACCTGCAGCCACTGGAGCTCCTAACGCTGGCGCGGGGGCCGATAACGCGCCCCCGAAAGACGGTTTGGACGACCTTAGCTTGACGGATAACGCTGAAACGTCGGCTCCCGGAACTGAAGTGGCTAGTACAAACGCCCAGCCAACTCCACCGAAACCTAGCGTTAACCTTAGTGGGTCATTACGTGATGCAGCTATTTCAATGGGCTACGACCCAGAGCAACTAGCCAAAGGTGGTGCTGATTTAGATCAGCCTGTGCATAACGCACGTAGTGAAGGACTACCAGCAGGTAACTACGAAGGCAAGCTTGGTCGTGTTGGCTACGGCTTCTCTAAGAGTGCTTTGAACTTACGCGACTTAGCAGCAAAAGCTACCGATTCTCTTATTGGCAATACTAAGCCTGAAGAGCTTATGAATAATAAGTTTCAGCAAGATTTGCTAGAGGCTGAATATAAAGCTGCTCGTACAAAAGACGGTGCTGATCCTGAATCTTTTGACCCCTACGCCTTAGCTGGTAGTATGGCCGCACCTGTACCACTAAGCAAGCTGAAGGGTATAGGGGTATTAGGCAAAGCTGGTGCAGCAGCCTTAGCAGGTGGCTCAGCAGGCTTAATGTATGGCGATGCTAACGTAGCCTCTGACGACTATTGGTCTGAGAAACTTAAGGGTACTGCGCTGGGGGCCGCTGGTGGTGGTATCGTAGGTGGTGGCTTAGCTGCTGCAGGTAAGGTAGGCTCTAAAGTCTATAATGCTATTACAGGCAAAATGACTGATGAGGCTACTAGCCTTCAGCAACTATCAGACGACGCTGGTATGCGTATGCTGGCTAGTGATGCACTGCCTAGCGGTAAGGTTAATGATACCTTAGCTGCTGTGATGGATGTGCTGCCAGTTGTAGGTACGGGCACTATTCGTAAAAGTCAAACAGAGGCGCTTGCTAAGCGTGCTGCTAGCTTTGCGGATGAAGCTACAACAAATGCTAAAGCTACGCCATACGAAGCTGTAAAAGGTATGGCTACAGCGGCTAAGGTTAAAGGCTCTCGTGAAGCAACAAGCAAAGCTATCCAAGATGATGCTGGTAATGACTTAGGTAAAATCATTGGTGCGTCAGCTGACTTGATGACAGTCAAAGAGGCACGCCATGCAGACAAGCTGTACGGTAAGTTCCGCGATCTTGGCAATAAGACTGGTGCCTCTACTACCTACGACAATCTTGGGAAGTCGCTTGATGAGCAGGTAACTAAGCTTGAGCAGTCTAAGTTCCGAGACGATACACTAATCGAGGCCCTTAAGATTGCCTCTAGCAAGATTAAGCGCGGCTCTGCAATGGGGGTGGATGACGTACTAGAGACACGTACCACGATCAAAACACTCCTCGACAAAGCTAACGACTCTACCTTATTCACACACGGCCCCCAGGCTGTGAAGGCACTCACCGCTGTCAAGAGCGGCTTAGACACTGATATTGCTGCTATTACAGGCGGTCCTAGAACTAAACTAGCAAAAGCTTTAGCGCAAGCTGATGAGTTTGAACGTGTAGTGGTTAAGGGCCGTGACGGCGCTAAGCTCACCACAGCGCTGGCTGCTGCTAAGGAAACAGGTGATTTTGATGAAGTGGCTAATCTTATCATGCGGCCTCATTTGGTTGATCGTGCTGCTAAGTCAGCTAGTTTGCTTGATCAGAAAGGTAAGCAAGCTCTCCTCGCGTCGATGATGAATCACGGTGTGCAAATGGCTCATGCTAACGGCACAGGTGAGTTCAACTCAAAGACTATGGCTACGTTCTTGAACAAGAACATGCCTACAATTGGCAAGCTTGGTGGTCCTGACTACACGCGCCAAGTAGAGGGCTACAAACGGCTACTACAGCACATGAACATCAAGAGCCATGACAACAAGATGACCTTAGGCTCAACGCCTATAGTAGGCGGCGCTCTGGGGGCTGGACTCTATTCATCGGCTGCCATGCTCACCCCCAAATTCCTTGCTTCAGCAGCTGGTATGTCTCTACTCTTTAGGTCTGAAGCTGGTAAGCGCTTGCTGCTGGCTTCTAGTAAGACTCCTATTGGTTCTGAGCGTGCTAACCAGCTAATAGGTCAGCTTGGCAAGATGGCTGAAAAAGCTGCCGTGACTACTACAGCACAACCTCAATAAGGATTTAACTATGACATTGCAAACACAAAGCACAGTAATTGTAACAAACACTGATTGGGTCCAGTTAGCAACAGGCGCAGTATGGTGCGTAGTTGTTTTAGAGGGCGCTTTAGGCGTTATCTTAAGCGATACTAAACCTGATAGCAGCTTAAACGCAACAGAAAAAGGGTTTAAGCTTGACGCCGACGGGCGGCGCGACTACTTTGCTAGCTCTGTCACGAGCACTATTTGGGGTCGCTCTATTAATGAGCGGGCTAAAGTAAGCCCTAGCGTGGGGGTGTAATATGCATCCTTTTGGTACTATTGGTTTGTACAGTAATAGTGGCGGCGTGTCTCCTCCATCAAATGGCTGGTTAACGCCCCCTATCCTGACCGACACCACTATGAATGGCCTAACAGATGCTTGCGGCATGTTTTGCAACGTGCTGGACATAGGTGATCGTAATTATTTTAGCTGCAGAGCCTCTGGTGCTTATACTGTTAGTGTGTACACGTCAGTTGGCGGAACGTTGATCAGCAGACAAAATATAGCAGCGAATATCCAGTGCAATTGGCAGATAGATTGGTCTGCTTGTACGCACAATGTCGACGTTAACACACGTCAAGCATATACAGAGATTACTCCACAAGCAGGACAATCTCTTACATCTTTGCTATTTAACACTGATAACCCAGCGGAAACCAATACAAATAGCTCCGCATACATTGCTGGCTTGTTTTATAGACTACCAGCGCTGACTAACGCCACAAATATGCACGTCTACAACACTGCATTACAATCAGTTACTCATGGAAATTACCCAGCGCTGGTTAATGCCATTAATATGCATTATTACAACATTTCATTACAATCAGTTACTCATGGAAATTACCCAGCGCTGTCTAATGCCATTAATATGCACATCTACAACACTGCCTTACAATCTGTGACGCATGGCAATTACCCAGCGCTGACTGATGCCACTAATATGCATTATTCTAATAGTGCATTACAATCAGTTACTCATGGAAATTACCCAGCGCTGTCTAATGCCATTAATATGCACGTCTACAACATTTCATTACAATCATGCTATTTTGGCGGGTTGTCTGCACTTGTTACATGTACAGGTATGTTCGGCACCACAGACGAATCGACTTGCTGTAGATCGCTGCGAAAGTTAATCACAATTGGTTTAGGGTCAGCTTTCGCAGCTGCAACAACCTTCACCTTACGTTACACAGCAATTCAAGAGCCAGAGGCGTTAGCATGGGTATCAAGCCTTGGTAGTAGTGCAAATACTATCACTTTTGATTTACGTAACAATCCATTCAGCACATCAGCGCTGGTAGCACCTGCTATTTTGGCTAAGTTTCCCAATGCAACAGTAACCTTATAAGGAGTTTAATATGTGGTGTAAACAAAACGAAGATACAAGCTGGACTATTTGCGAAGCATTTTGGACAGTTATCGACGGCAAGGTAACATTAGTTGATAAGTATTTTGATAAGAGCAAAATTACTCGTGGTTTTTCATGGGAGGCTGATGCTGATGTAATTAACGGGTATTTAGCGCATAACGCTGATTTAATCGCGGCGGAATTGGAGGGGTTAGAAAAATGGCGTTAGCTAGTTTATTTCCCCCCTTGAAGTTCAGAGGCTATGATGCTAATGGTAAGGCACTGGCGGGAGGTAAACTATACACTTATTATTCAGGTACTAACGTTGCGTTAGCTACATACAAAGATAAGGACAAGGTAACATTAAATACTAACCCTGTTATCTTAAATGCTGCGGGTGAAGCAGATGTGTGGTTAGACCTTCAATACGTCTACCGGTTTGAGCTGCGCGATTCTAACAACGTACAGGTCTACGTACAGGAAGGTCTTGTAGCTGACCGCGCATCATCCGCAATTGGGCCAACAGGGCTAACAGGAGCTCCAGGAGCTCCAGGAGCTGACGGAGTAGTACAGCAAATCATTGGTAGCACTAACATAACAGTAGACAACTCAGACCCTCATAGACCCGTTATCGCTTTAACAGGCGGCGTCGGGGCATCATGGACTTTCGAACAATGGTAATTAAGATATGACATCAGTAAGTTTTAACAAAGTAACGGCCCTGCCTGTAACGCTAGCAAATAGCTCAATCTATTATTTGGCTACTTCGCCGGGGGTAGTTGAGGAGTTCGTTACGTCAACTACTGGCGCGACGCGGCAAGTAGCCCCAGTTAGTTCTGTAGCGCCCCCATTAACAACGGCAACAACCAGCACGGCAGGAGCATCAGACGTTCGCGCCCGCGCTGACCACTCACACGGGCTAGCTGCTATACCTGCTACAACTACAGCAACTACGCAGGCGGCTGGTGATAGTAGTACACTGGTAGCAACCACGGCGTTTGTCACGGCAGCGGCAAACCTAAAAGCCAACATTGCGAGCCCAACGTTCACAGGCGTGCCTGCAGCCCCTACAGCCTCAGTAGGCACAAATACAACACAGCTTGCTACTACCGCATTCGTCACGGCAGCAGTAGGTGCTGCAGGTGCAGTATGGGCAACAGAGGCGTGGTGATTTTATGACGCAAGTTGTATTCAATAGGGACTCCACTGCGCCAACAACGTTGGCGAAGGGGGTGATTAGCCTTGCTGACACTGGCGGCAATACGGCAGCCATGTATGTTGGGAACAACACTAACGTACCAGTGAGGGTGCTAGGATCTACGGCGCAGTTACAAGTATCTTCAACAGGCTCTCAAGCAATACCCACAACTTTCCCTGTAAACAAAACATTTGCCTTTACTGCTCAAACCAATCTGCAATGGTCTATCGGCACACGGGTAAGGGCATCGTTTGATGCCACACACTACATGGAAGGCACGATTAGCTCTTACACTAGCACATCACTTGTTGTTGCAGTTGATAGGGCCGTTGGCACTGGTACGTTAAGCGGGTGGTCTGTTGGGCTATCCGGGGATGTTGGCGCTACAGGTGCTACAGGTGCTACTGGCGCTACAGGTGCTACTGGCACTGGTATTCCAGCTGGGGGATCAACGGGCCAACTAATGGTAAAAAACGCTGTAGGTGGTCTAGATTGGCAAAGTGCTATGTTTTCTGAATGCACTGTAGCTGTGCCTTTGAAGAACGGGCTAGCTACTGAGACTACGCATACTATGGTACTTACGTCTAATAATACGCTAGGTGCCACAGTTAACGGCTCAGGCTACTGGGTATGTCCTACTACAGGTGTCTATGACATTTGGGCAGAAGGCAGGCCGGTGCTAGACAATAATAGCGGCGGCATTTACGGTATTGCTACGTACACAATCACCACTGCTGCTGACGTGGTTGTCGCTCAAGGAGAGGCTAACTTACCTGTGAATGGGCGTATTGGTATTTATGTTCATATTGTGTCTATAGGGGTAACACTCTCAGCAGGTACAATTCTGAAGTTCAAATGCAATCACTTCAGCGGTAACAGTGTAGGTGCCTTAGAGGCTCACTCTGCTACTGTACGGTTTGTGCTGCGTCGTTAGCCGTATAGCCTAAATAAAGCTGTACTATCACCAATCTTCTTACTAAAATAGGATACATGTATGAATTATGTTATTGAGTACTTATTAGACCAAATCCCTGGCCAAGGTTCACGTACCTACGTCGCAGCCTTGTTAGCTATCGCTTATGGTTTCTTTTTAGCCTATAGCGGTGAGCCTCAAGCTGGGGGTGCTGTGCTAATCATGGGCGTCATGGGCTTGATGGGCCGTGCGTCTATCACAGACCTCAAGGCCACCATTGAACGTGGACAAATCACTTCCCCCTCCGACAACCGTGTAGGTTACGCACCACCTCAGGACGTGAAGAATGAATGACTTCAATACTTGGTTTAAACGCCTAATGGAGGACGAGGGTGGTTATGTTAATGACCCCCAGGACCCAGGTGGTGAGACGAAATATGGGGTAAGCAAGAATGCTTACCCTAACCTTATTATCTGCGATGTTACACTTGAGCAGGCTGCTGATATAGCTAAGCACGACTACTGGGATAAGTTCCATTACCTTCAGGACTCAATGCTTAAGTGCTTAGCTGCCGACACTGCGTTCAACTCTGGTGCCGAGCGCGCAGAGAGACTACTGCAAGAAGCTCTGGGCGTGGGGGTGGATGGACAGATTGGCCCCCAGACGCTAGCTGCTTTGGCTGATCAGCTAGCTAAGTATGGTGACTTGTACGTAGCTACTGCGTTTGCTATGCGCCGCCTGCTATTCTTCACAGACCTTAAGACCTTCACACAGTTTGGTCGTGGCTGGTCTCGCCGTGTAGCTAAAGGTGTTCTTTTCTTCATGCGTAACGTCTAAACGTACGCGAATCTTCAGAAGTTAGCAAGGCAAACACCCTGCTACTTTCATTTAAATAACTAAGTTTTACTAAGAAACAGGGGTATAACGTGGAAGCTGACCTACTCAAAACTCTCGCTGAACAGTGGCCTCAAGGCACTGTGATTCTCATCGTGTTCATCTTCCTCAGTCGCTTCTTTAGCTGGCTGGCCCCCATCGTAGAGCTCTACGTGAAGGCACAAGTATCGTGGGGGGAAGCTACGTCACGAACAATGGGTGAGATGACAGAGTTGCTACGCACAGTAGATACAAGGTTAGCGGCATTGGAAGCGCACATGTTTAACGAAGCCAAGCAACCAAAGAAGCCAGCCCTCTAAATCGCGTCCACGATCTCCACCACGGCCACGAAACCAGGTGGCCTTTACAAGCACTAGTCTTACGAGCTGAATCGAGTGGTGGAGATTGTGGACGTCCTGATTTGGACGACCTGATTAGAAGGTGTAAAACGAAGAAAGCCCTCACTTGGAGGGCTTTCTTTTTAGTATCTAGCTGGTATTACCAGGAGTATTCGCGTCCAGGTTTATCTACAAACCTGTACCCGTTCCAGTACACATCACCAAAGTCGTCATCTAGTTCTGGGCTTGTGTCAGCACGAATCTCATCCACAATCTCTTCCTCAATAAGAGCGAAGGCGAGGTTAGTGAATATAGCATTCATGATATCACTGTCTAGTCCATCTGTATTCGCTGCGTACCACTCATCTACTTTTTTATCAATGTTCATGATCATATCCTCAGGTTGTTTAGAAAGGTGTTTTAGTCTTGATGGGTTTATTATGCCAAAAGACTGTGCTTGTGTACACAGTCTTTTGGCTCATTTAACGCCGAACAGTTTAACGACTTTTTGCTCTAAGTTCAGGTAGCTCTTGCCGTTGCGTTGCTGCACGTAAGTGCTCTTAGTAGTCTTGAGCGCCCGCTGCACAGTAGTAGGATGCAAGCCGTAGTGCTTAGCAAGCCGTAGAGCTACTATCTGCCCATCCTTGGCTACTGCATTAAGGGGGAGTGTACCCTTTTCCAGGTCAGACTCCAACGCCCCCTTGGTCGCGGCTAATTGGCCTACTTCGCGTTTGGTTTCCTTTTGCACCAGTGGCTGATGCGTTGAGACCAGTTGCAGAGTAGACTCAACCCGCCGCTTACGCGCATGAAAGAACCCAAGAGTAAGCACGCCAGCGAATAGATCAGGAATACAGGCCAGTACAAAGTCATAGATACTAAGCTCCTTAGTTTCTGTAACCTTGGCTAGAGGAATGTGAGCATCAGTTGTAGTAAACTGTGCAGTGTAATGGTTGAGTGCAGCGTCGTACACAACTTTAGCTTCTGTCTTACAAGCTTCACGTTTCTTGCCTGTGCAGTTACGCACTTGGCTATTGTACGTGGTTTGAGCTGCTAGTTGTAAATCAAGCAGCTTAGCTTGTAACGTTGAAGCGGTAGTTAAGCTAGCTGTCTGGATAGCCGCAGCTTCAGCAGTAGCGGTGACAGCAGCAGTTTCGTTAGCGTACTGCTTGCTATTAACTACTGTAGTACCACTTAGAGCAATACAGCCACTAAAGGCAACGGCTGCCGCTAACCGTACAAGAGGAGACTTAGCATCAACAGTTAGATGCCCAGCGTACCCTGATACAAATGGAATAGCGGCGGCTACCACAATCGCCCCCATCAAGGGCATGTGCATCGTGGCAGATATGAATGGATAGGCTGTAGAGGCGACTGTGACACCTAGCCCTAGAGCTAGGGGGGCCGATCCGTATTGGATCAGCCGCCACATAGTCACTTCGTCTTTGAGCCTAGCGTTATCAACGGCTAGGTGGTCAATCATTTTAAGGTCCTTACATTGGGAAGTTGGACGGGTCAAGCTTACGCTTAGCAGCTTTGCGCTCTTTCTTAACCTTGTTAGAAGGCTTGTCTACCTGAATTTCGTGCAGGTAGGAGGCCTTAACAACCACAGGCTCCTCAACCACAGGCTCCTCGATTAGGTCTAAGGCTGCAGCCGCAACCTCTGCGGCTTTTAACACCGCTTCCTGTGTCAGAGGGTTTGCATTCGTGAGGATAGTCACTGAACAATCTCCACGAATTGCACGAAGGTACAGGTTAGGGAATTGAATGCGCCATTGAGCTAACATAGTTTTCAGGTCGTCTGTAGTTTTCATGATAATATTCCTTGTTGATGAAAATCGTATTGTACTAAACAATGCAGTTTAATGATTCAGGTGTTAAGCCAGTTACGGCCTGCGCTTAGCCATAGCTCTTTACTGTGCTCTTGCATGTCAGCGTGTGCTGGCACGTAGATGGTCTGAATGCTGGTATGCAGCAGGAACTTAGCACAAGCAAAGCATGGTGCCTCTGTTACATAGATTGCGAACAGGTCAGGCGTGTTACCTGCTGCAAGCACTGCAGACTGTTCAGCGTGTAGACCTTCACAGCGGTCTTGACCGGGGGCCAGATTCACACCATGGCACGGATGACCTTCGTCACAGTGTGGACGACCACGAGCAGGACCGTTGTATGTTAGTGCTTTGATGTTTAGGTTACGGTCTACAATCACAGCCCCCACCTTACGGCGTAAGCAATGGCTCTGCTCTGACGCTCGGGTGGCCAGTTGCATGAAGTAGACTTGTTTGGTTGTGCCTGTCATTAGATGTTGCTCCCATAGTTACGAATATCAAATCCTAGGTTGTGCTTAATATCACGGCGGATATTAAGCAGCGCTCTTACGTCACTGGGTGTCTTAGCGAATGTTACTTGACCCTGCGTAGCGACTGCTTTGTAGTGGTTCTTACCCTCTAGTACAGTGTAGCCTAAACTAACTAATAGCGCTATAAGTGCTTTAATGTCTTTCTTCATCTCAATGTCCTCTGTTCTCTAGGTTTTAGGGGGCCAGTATCCTTACCAGCCCCCATGTTGATTAGAAGCCTGCGTCTTGCATGATTGCCTTAGTGTCTGCAGGGATAAAGCCTTCACCCTTGCTCGCACCAAACTTACCTTCACCCTTAGGTGTCTTAGTCATGTTAGACTTGTGAACGTCGTCCCATAACTTACTGAGTGGGTGGCCACGTTTAGCGGCTGTGACCAGTGCAACGTACACAATGTCTACAAGTGCGTCCGCAATTTCGTACTCATCACCTGCGGCTGCCGCTGTGGCCATTTCACCTACCTCTTCAGAGAGCTTGGCCAACCGTGCGAAGAGGAACTTATCGCTCATACCATCACCTAACATGTAGGTGTCAGCGAATACCAATGCATCAGCCATCATGGTGTCTGCGTGCTCTAAGCCATTAAGAGCACACTTTGTACCAGCAAGTACTTCTTGGCAGTAGTCAGTGTTCTTGTAGACGCCACGTTCAAGGTTGCGGGTTGTTTGTGCAATCTCTTCTGCGTAAATGTCTTTGACCGCGGTAAGCAGTTCGCTTGCAGACATAGTAGGTTTCAATTCAGTAATGTGTAACATTGTCTTGTCCTCAGGTTGTTTGAAAAGGTTGTTTTGTCTTGATGGGTTTATTATACTCAAAAAAGAAGCCTGTTGTAAACAGGCCTCTTAGTGTAATTTAACTAGTAATCTTGCTGGGTAGTTTACTCGTTCATACTGTTTAGTGTTGCGTCGCTGTAGCCGGAAAGCCAGGCATACTTCAACCGCGGTTTAGAGTCATCGTAGGGGTTGTCGTGAAACTTGCCCCCCTGCTCGTAACATTGGCGACCTGCGCTGTAGGCGTCATAAAGCCGTTTCCTAGCTGCCATGGTTAGGTTCCTCGTGCACGTTCATGGGGGCTGATAGTGGACCGCTGTGCACATAGTGGTCCAATTCAACGTGTTTAGGATAGAAGTCAAAGAGTGAGGCATCAGGGCTCAGAATCAAGTGTGGAGCCTTGTGGACGTCACGTTCTAGCACCTCACGTACTGCTTTCTGGTGGTTACCATAAATGTGAGCATCACAAATATTGAACGTCAGATTACCAGGCTGTAAGAAGCTAAGCTCTTTACAGATTAGGTGCGTCAGTAATGCATACGATGCTACGTCAAAAGGCAGCCCAAGGAACAGGTCACACGAGCGCATAGTAACAGTGCAATTAAGCTTGTTATTTGCTACGTAGAACTGCGCACTCATGTGGCAAGCAGGCAAGCAGGCTGACGTAGCCCCTGGGTTGTAGCTTTGAAGGATGTGGCGCCGAGAGAAAGGCTCTGCGTCAATGCCACTTACTAGTGCTTGTAGCTGGTCCAAGGGGGTGTCTAAACCTTCCCGAGGCCAAGAGCGCCATTGTGCACCGTAGACGCGGCCAATCTCACCAGAGCGATGATTAACTGCGTTAGCATCCCAAATCCTGCACCCCCATTTGTGGAATCCTTCAAGCGTAGTTTCGCCGTGCAGGAATGCTGCTAGCTCTGCTTTCACTTGACCAAAGAAAAGTTGCTTGGATGTGAATGCTGGGAACGTTGCTGCTCCCATCCACACACGGAATTGAACGTCGAATAAAGCATGAGTAGAAACCCCCGGCGAGCGCCGAGGAGTTCCTTCTTTCATGCACTTACTTAACAGTGAGTGCCATTCTTGCATTAGATACCGCCTTTTACACTGTTCAGGTGCTTACGCCAATCAGAGTCTAACGCTGCCCAGAAGTCTGCACCTTCGTCAGTGTCACCCCAACTAAATGCACTGGTAAGTAAGTTAGCTTGTTTGTAATGCTTAATCTCTTCTACACGAGTTAAGTTGTTAAGAAACGCTGTCGCATTTATAGGACCAAGCCACTCAACAAGTTGTACGAGCCAAGGTGCCACTTCGGACTCACCACGCTTAAATTTAAGTTCCAAGTGTGCCACCCATTTGTTATTGACTGCAGACCAAAAGGCATTACCTTCCTCAGTTTTGCGCCATACAAAGGCACTTGCTACATACATCTCTGGTAGGCAGGTTGCCGCCAAGTCTTTCAAGTGTTCAGCGTCCACGTTATCCAAATACATGGTTGCGACTTCAGAGCCGAGCCATCCAAGGAACAGCTCCAACTTAGGTGGTACCTTACAACCTGGACGTTGCTCAACCTCTGGCTGTACCATACAGCCATGAAGCATGAACGTTACGCAGGCCAAGGCGTGTGTGAGATGGGGGAGATTAGACTCCTCGTCGTAGACTTCGCCCCCACGATCGGCCTCTACATGACGCATCAAGGCAGCGTAGTAGCGGTTATGAGCGTCAGGCACAGCCTGCCAGTTGTTAGGACCATATTTCTCCGCACCAAAGGTAAGCACTGTGGCCAACTGCTCAAGTACAACAGGTGGGATAAGATCGTAACGTGGTTTGCCGGCGTCAAATTTTTTACCAGTCATGGTAGTCTCCTTGGTTTTCAACAAGCAGGATTGCTTGTTGATGTGATCATTATACATAAAGAGGTTTGCCATGTATACAAACCTCTTTATGTTTTAAGCCGATAGTAAGCTAAGGTCAGCTACCAGTTCAGCTTGTTTAAAGCTCTTGCGTGCCATCATCTTTACTAGTGCTTCATCTACAGTGCCTGTAGCAATAAGACGGAAGACGACGACTTTTTCTGCCTGGTTACCAGAGCGATATACGCGACGGTTCCCCTGGTCGTAAAGGTCGTAGTCGTTAGTCAGGGAGTACCACACAACGTAGCGTGCGTTACTCCCTTGCAGGTTCAGACCGTGGCCACCTGAAGCAGGTTGGATAGCTAGCAGCTCAAGCTCGCCTTTGTTCCAAGCCTTGATTGCTGCTTGTTCAGACTTCTCAGGTGTCTGCGAGTTGATGAAGCCAATACGACCCCCAAAGTGAGCCAGCAGCATTTGGTACTCAAACTCGTACCAGTAGAAGATAACAAGCTGCGCACCATTTAGCTCTTCGATTAACTCATCAAGCTGCTCAAGCTTCTCTGTATGTAGGGCATGAACGGCACGAGTCTCGTCGTACACATTACCGCTCACAAACTGCAAGCACTTGTTCATAGCGGCTGATGCACCGATAGCAGTAATAGTAGCGTCTTGCAACTCAATCACTAGCTCGTCGTGCAGCATTTTGTATTGATTCATTAAGGGGGGCGTGAGCTTAAAGCGGAGGTCAGACTCTACGAACTCAGGGAGCTTGAAGTACTCGGCTTCAGGCAGCACAAAGAGGCTAGGTGAAATACGCTTCTTGATGTTATCTTCAGCACCAGGCAGCGCTTCGTAGGCATGTGAATAAGGGTCATGGCTGAAGTACTTACGGCGATAGTGAGTAACAAAACCACCTAAGGCCTTGCCGCAGTCAATCACGTACATTAAGCCGAACAGGTCTACGTAGTGCCTAGTCATCAGCGAGCCTGTGAGACCCCAGCGGTAATGGAACCGTGCAAGGTGTGGCTTGAGCAGCTTGAAACGTTGGCTGCTGTGGCGCTTGAACTTAGAGAGCTCATCGATTACAAGTGCTGTAATGCCCAGCTCTGTAGGGCGATCGTAGGCAGCGTCTAGCAGCCAAGGCAGGGTGTCGAAGTTAGTGACGTAAATATCGGCCTCAACGTCGGTACGCTTGCCCTTGCCGTGCAGCACGTGAACTGTGAGGTCAGAGAAGTTAAACCACTTAGCCGCTTCTTCAGGCCACACATACTTAGCCACCTTCAAGGGGGCGATGATGAGGAACTTACCTTTGTACCCGGCGTCACGTAGCCGCTTAATGCTCTGCAAGATGATAGTAGTCTTACCAAAGCCTGGCCACAAGATCAGGCCCCCAAAACGCTGCGTGAGTAGGAAGTTAGATGCTTGTGTCTGGTAGGGCCGTGGCTCCCACACTAAACAAGAGGGTAAGCCAGTTGGTTGCGTGTCGGTCATTGTCAAATACTCCTACGTTGTGCCCTAAGGCTTTAAGTTCTTTGATCCTAGCCTCTTGTAGAGGTCTAGGCGTCTCGTTTAGTCGCTTAAACTCAATGAAGGCCACTAGGCCGTTAGGCATTAGTATTAAGCGGTCAGGGTAGCCTTTGTTACCAACTCCCTGCATTTTCAACGCTTTCCAGCCCTGAGCTTTAATCCACTTTAAGAAGCGGCGCTCTATGGCTGACTCAAGCTCTGTCATAAAACACTCCCAAGAATGTAAATCACAGAGATAATTATGCACCACAAAGCAAAGTGAAGGAAGCTGCTGTACAACCAGTAACCTACCTCTATCATGTCGTTAATCAATTTCATAGTAAAACACCTCTTAAATGAAAAAAGTAGCAAGGTGTTTGCCTTGCTACTTTCATTTGGTTCGCGTACGTTTTAGCTTTGTACCTTCTTGGTTATGTAGTTCCTGAATCTTTGCTCTTAACCTCTTGAAGCTTCAGGTTGGGGGCCGAATAAACGTGGAGGATACCGCGGTCGTCCTCTACAACGTAACGCTGTACGCCTGACAGCTTTGTGAAGGCTGCCACAACTACGCCTTCGAAGACATAATCGCCCCCGTATTTACCAACTAAATCACCTTGTTTAAATTCGATCACTAGGCACCTCCTTGAAGGGCATAGTAAGACGTTAAGAAGCAGATAAGAGCAGCTAGCATAGATAAGCCGCCGAAGATAGCATTAGTACTTACTAGTGCGTAGACTACGCAAGCTGCGCCTGCAAGAAAGAAAATCATAACAACCTCCTTAACCAAACATACAAACGCCAGTCTTAGACTTGGCATAATCACACCACTTGCACTGTGGGTTACCGGGTGTGTAGGTAAACCGCTCGGTTGTACCTACGCTAATCATATCAGTGAACCAACTGATCTTCAGAGCTTCTAGCTGTCCAATGCTAAACGTCTGAAAGTCAAAAGGGATTAAGCTCCCTGTGTCAACGTAGGCATAAGCAGCCTTCACCTTATCGAACTCTACGCCATGAGACTTAGCCACAATGTAAGCTACTACGGCGTACCAGCCACGTTCCTCTGTGTGCTTATCGTAGATCTGGCCAGTCTTCCAGTCTACTACGTACAACACACCAGGGTCATCCTGCAGCATATACATGAAGTCCAATTTAGCACGTACAACAGAACCCTTACTGTCCCAAGGCACAAGCTCATCGGTGTAAGGGTTAATTGCAAGCTCTTGCTCTGGCACCATGTGGTAAGGGTGCTGCGCAACCAGCTCGTCAAAATACCACTGCAGTTTACTAGCACTTTTCAAGGGGGTGGTGAAGGCTGACATACCATCTACGATGGCCAGGTTCACACGGTCCTCAAGCTCTTGATGGATTACCAGCCCCCTGCTCATCGCTTTGGACTCTGGCATAGTAGTGCCTACTGGCGGTTCAATGTGTTTGTAAAAATACTGCTTAGGGCAGCCTTTGTAAACGTTAAACTTAGAGAGCGACATAGGACGCATAGACTATAACTCCTGTAATCAGTAGGGTAATGATAACGCGGCGGAAGAGCAGAAGATGCATGAGAACTGCTGAAGACTGCCTGCTCTTAAGCCACGCGTTAAAGTGGGCTCGTGTGCACGGTACTTGGGGGCCACCTAACCAATCGTGAATGCCACCTTCTCCAAGATGACATTCATGGCACAACGTGACGACGTTTGTGACGTCGAAACGTTGACGTGGGTGGTTAGCCCACCCATTTAAATGGTGGCCTTCTGGACGCACACGTGAGCCACAAACAAGGCATTTGAAGTTGTCACGACGTAAGGCTTTTAACCTCGTCTTAGACCACTTAGCCTGTACTTGTGGGTCGTCGCGGTCAGACATAAGCTTTCATTGTCCCCCATGACGTACCGATTGAGCCGTCTGAACTGAAAGGGCAATCGATCTCAACGGCGTGCATTGCATCAGCGATAAGCGGCATGATCTCAGCTGCCAGTGGTTCAGCGACTGACAGGTTAAGCTCGTCATGCACAGTGATGTTGAAGAGTACGTCCGCTTCGTCATAACGCTGCATAACAAGATCATCTAGGTTAATGATAGCCTGCTTAGTTACGTCAGAGCTACCACCTTGGATGAGGTAGTTCAGCAGCTTGTAGTGGTACTCCATGTGGCGATTGAACTTCTTGCTGTAAGACGGTGGGTCAGCCTTAATCTTACGACCCCCGATGGTAGTGATAGGCAGGTTAGACTTGTAGCGAGCCTTCAATTGCTCCTTAACAGTATCAAGCTCAGGCATCAAGTTGAGGTAAGCTTGATAAAGCTCCTTAGCCTTTACACTGTTAACACCTAGTGCTTCAGCCAGTGCAGGCATGCCTAAGCCGTAGAGCAAACCAAAACCAATAGTCTTAGCGTACTTACGGGTAATGCCCAGCCAGTTTGCGATCTGTTGGTGCACATCTGCAAGGGGGTCATCAATAAATACCTGTGCAAACTTGCCGCCAATGTAGTGGCCTAGTACGCGGTATTCTTGCGCGCTGTAGTCACGCTTCAACCAAACGTGGCCCTCTTCAGGGATGATGTAACCGCGCACGTTTGGTAAGCCAGCCTCGGGGTTCTTAGGGGTGTTAAGGAACCGAGGTGCTGACAAGCGACCAGTCTTAGTGCCTTTGCTAGCACCGCCTTCAGCCATTTGACGTACCTGGTTAAAGCTGGGAAATACACGACCCCCATTAGCTTGAGCTTCCAGCAGCCAAGGTGTCATAAAGGTATCCACGTAGGTGTCTAACGTGCTGATAAGGTTGAGGTCTGTGATGATCTCCTTGTCTTTCACAGCATCAGCAAGGTTGGCCTTGGCTGTGCTTACCTTGCCGGTGGGGGTGTGTACGGCTTTAGTCTCATCAAATAAGCCGTTAGCCACAAGCCCTTTGTAGAGCTCAGGACCGGAATTAATGTTTATTGAGCTATCGCCAAGTTTGAGGTAAACACGCTCTTTTGCTTGAGCGCGCAAGGTGTTATACTTGCTCACATCGCTTTCGAGCGACGTGGTGGCACAGTTAATCCCATTGAGCTCGCGCTTTAGTAAGATAGGCATGAGCTGGCGCTCACGGTCGTAGGCTGCACCTTGCCATTCAGGGTGCAGGTGTTCGAACAGCTTGAAGGTACGCTCAACGTCACCAATAGCGTACTCACCTACAAGACCTGCTGGAAGCTGCGAAATGACAGCGCCGGACTTAGTAGAGTTCCACGCGATAAGACCCATCTCACGAGCAAGCACAGTGAGCTCGTCTTGCTCTTCAGGGGGCATGTTAAGGTAACGTTCAGCCGATTGCTTAAGGCCGTAGGATTCAGCAAGGTTGTCCGCCAGGTACACAAGAAACATCGTGTCGTGGAAGCGGTGCCAAGCAGGTACTTTCATACCCCAGTGACGCGCTGCTACACCCAGGTCAAACTTAGCATTATGGAAGCATACGGCGTAGTTGGTAACAGAGTCAAGCCATACACGCTTGGCCTCTTCTTCAGTGCAGTTGTTATCAGATGGATGACCCCAAGCAAGGTATTCAGATTTGCCGTTCTCGTAGCGGATAGCCAGACCAACAGGCTTAGGGAATAGGTCTTTGCCTACGCCGATAGCGTTGGTTTCAAAGTCTAGTGTGCGCATAAAAATCTCCAAAAAGAAGGGGGCTCTAGTCGTAACTGGCCCCCTAAGCGACGGATTGAACTCGAGTATTAGAACTTGCTGCTAGCCGGTACTACTGCTGCAGGTGCTGCATCTTCCTCAGAAGGTGTAGGTGTCAGCATCGCAGGCAGCTCAATAGAGCTCTTAGTGAACATTGCAAGAATGTCTTGCATCAATTTCAACTGTACAGGCAGTTTCTCAACCAGAGAGAAGTTGATCTTGAACTGCGTTTTTGCATCAGGCTTGACGCTCAATTCAGTACGTACCCGCATAGTGTTCATACCAGTGATAGCCAACATAGTGCTGTACTGCGTGAAGTTCTTGACAGACGTCACAGGCAAGCGCAGAGCAAACAGATTAGTAGAGCCGTTCATCACAGCGTCAGCCAAGCCGAATACAAGTACAAGGCCATTCTTACAAGCTTTGCCTTTACCCTTAGCACCTGAACCCCATTCGTTTTGTGGGCAACCTTCGCATGCAGCGGCTTGCTTAGTAGTGCTCAAGTCCAAAGGAATCAAGGCACCAGCATTACGACCAAAGGCAGAGCATGTGGGGGCCGTGATGTTGTCAGAGTCGTATGCTTCAGCGTAGAAGGTGTTAGTGGACATAGCGTCTACGATGATAATGTCGAGCTTGTTACCAGCAACTGGGTTACCTTCAATGTTCAACATGCCAGACTTAGCAGACATGAAGGTGATAGCAGCAGCACCGCCACCAGCCTGTTGACCTTGTGCTTCAGCCAGTTGACGCTCGAGGTCGGCGAGTGCTTGCAGTGCAACTAAGTCGGTATTTGAAGCGGTAGAATTAATGATTGCGTTACTCATGATATTTAGTCTCTTGGTTATCAAGAAGCAGGATTGCTTGTTGATGTGATAATTATGTCAAAATCAAGGCTTGTTGTACACAGGTTTCTTGCTAAGCACCCCCTAATTTAACTACGTTAATCTCTGTGAACTCAACGCCCACTTGCTCGGCAGTTAGCCCATGGATCTCCATGAAGGTCTTAACAACGCTGTCTGTAGGACGACGCTGCAGCATAGCAAAAGCTACATCTTGCTCGTGGTCATCTTCAGCGTCGTAGCAGCCTACAATGAAGGCATACAGCTTAGTCCAGTTAGTGACGTTCATCACTTCCTTGTCAGTTACCTTAGCCCACGCAGTAGACGTGGTAGTGAACTGCGCTTGTTGAGTTTCGCGCATGTGCTCAAGGATTGCCTTCTTGTACTCTGACACTTGAGACTCAAGCGCTTGTACTTCCTTGGCAAGCTGTAGGCGCTGCTTGTCCAGCGCACGGGCCTTGTTGATGGTTTCAGCGATGTTAATTGAAGTTAGCGTCATCTCTTAATTCCTTTGCTTGTTTAAAGGCTTGGTGTTCGTGAAGAGTTAATAATACTGTTTTACCACAACTATGTACACGGTAAAGTTTCTTATCTTCGTAGAAAGTTAACCAACGTTTATACTTGTGAGGAATCGTGCCTAAAGGCTTAGCCCTTGTATAGCCGTGATCTAAAGGTGAGGCATAAGCTCCTGTGCTCATCTCAGGAAGGGGGCCGAGATAGTCCATCATGTCCAGCCGTTTTTCACAAGCTTCCTGATAGGTCTTGAAGCTACCACCGTACTCACCTTTGTAGGTAACGAGCCACGTGCCGACTGCTCCGCTCGAGAGGATACCTAACTTCCCCCTTGAGCGCCATTGAACTCCTGCCATAGGCTCACCGGTAAAGTTAGGTGGTAGGTACTTACGATCGTTACCTACTACTTGCACCGGCTCGTTTGTGTACAAGTCTAGAGTGCTATCTGTTAGCTCACGCACGTGCTGATGAGCCTCAAGGTTGTCCTTATATATAAGGCAATACAATACCCTTAGCCGCCCATGTGCTTCACCGTTGACACGCACTAGGGCTGGGTTTTTAGCGAGAGTGCTCAACCGACTCCCACCTTTAGGTTGGTCTAAAGTAGGCGTAAGTAGGTTTGTACCTACTAGGCGATAATATTTAGCGACATCCTCGTAGAGAAGTGGCTTACTTGGCTTCATTTTAGTTACCTTTAGGTATAAATTTGTCTTACGTACCTTGATATTATAGCCCTTTGTACCAATAGAAAAACACTGTTATATTACTGTTATGACGCCTAATTATCGACCATTACACAAAATTACACGTGATCGCGCGCGTAAAAAACACCGACAAAACACCGGAAAAACAGAAGTTATAATAGCTTTAGGCCTTCATAACTCACCTGTCATACACTTACGTTAATACGGTAGAGAGACTTGAGCTGCGGACGAGCTACGGTACGTCGAGCTCTACGTACCGTAGCTCGCAGCACAACACTCATCACAAAAACGAATGAGGGGCTCGAAAGCCCCTTAGTCGTCACACACAACACAGAGAGAAATTAGAACTTGCACACGCCTTGGAAGATGGCAGACCGTGCGACGAGTTGAGCGTCATACATAGCTTGACACTCAAGGCGAGAGGGACGAGAAGCGACTAGAGCTTGGGCTCCTGTGCCGACGAAGTATAAGGTACCGTTATTGGTGTAGCCCACCCTAAAGCCACCATCGTAGTCGCTCAAGGCACGATAACCGTTTGCTTTAAGCCAGCGAACTACCTTACAGCGCTTGAATGTAGCGTATTGCTCCTTTTGAGGAACGTGAGCATTGTAGAACTCTGTAACGTCCTTGGAAGACAGTACACTCACCCCCTCTGGGATTAAGGCACAGAACTCACCTACTAACAGTTCAGCGAAAGCATCTTGTTGGTTGGTGGAAGCAGCCTTAGCTTCTACTAGTGCTTTGCTCGTCTCAGGGGGGCGTGTTGCATAATTGAAGTCGTCGCTAATCTTGTGGTTAAGATAGAAGAACTTCAGTGCAGCCGCCCCCGAGTTAGAATAAAACAGAGACCAAGCAGCCTTGTACAGGGTATCGTCAGCACGGGTCTCTGGGCTATTCACCACAAAGAAGCGGCGGTCTGTTTGCTCAAGCTTAACTGACACCTCTTCGTTAGTGGTAATGATGTAATTGGTATGGTCCTGAACGTCGTACCCTTGAACATACTTAGGGTTAAGGTGCACATTCACACGCGTGATCATGGCACGAATCTTGGCCCCATCTTTCCGTCCAACGTAGTCATTCAAATCGTCTACGAGTACAAGCTGCTTACCTACAATCCAGTCATTACGCTCATCAGTAAGTACTTCAGCATGACCCTCGTGGAATGACTTGCCAAACATAGAGCCTACGCACCGCGCCATAAGCGACTTACCTGTACCTGTGTTGCGCGAGTAGAACAACCAAGCAGTCTGCATTTTAGCTCCTGGTGATTGTACTAGGGTAGCAACCCAGTCATGCCAGTAAGTCTCCATAGTAGGGTCATCAGAGAAGAAATACTTGCACAAGTCCATGTAGCCTTTAACGTCACCTTCTGTGGGGGCCACGGATGTGTCTGTCCACAGGTTGTACTCGTTATCGTCAGTTACCTTAGGTTTACCTGGCTCACTCACTACGTCCTCTACTTCAGTGCGCGCTGACCAGTTATTGTAGTCCTTAAACAGGTTGGACTCTTTTACTACGACGTTACCCTTGGTGTCGAGTGAGCGCTTGAGGTAGTTGGCATTTGAGTAGTAACTACCTAATGCCTTACGAGGATCGAGCTGCGTGTTGGTAGAAATGTCGATATACACTTGGGTCTTGCGCACATACCAGCAGGTCTCACCAAACTTAGCCAGCGCCTTGGCATTAGCAAAAGGCTCAGCAGTATCTACGTAGCTTAGTGTAGTGGTTGCGCCTAACTGATAGATAGCATCATCTAAGCCTAACTTCTTACCGTCAAAGCTAGGTAAGCGCACGAGGTACACATCAGCGCCAAGGTCAGCCAGTGAGGAAGCCAGTACAAGCTCGGCACGCTCTACGTTAGCATTTTCCTTAATGTCGCTGTCATAGGCGATGTAGACCATGCGCTTAGTCCAGGTGATGTGCTCAAATTCATTAAGCAGGTACTTCTGGTCTTTCTTACGCTGTGCAAAAGAGGTTACACCACCAAGGCCCATAGTGTGTACGCCCAGGTTCAAAGTGGCTGAATAAGCTTTCTTCTCCCCCTCTGTGATGATGATAGGCACCGCTGTGTCTGTGCAAATATCCAGCCAACTACGTGGATGGCAGTTAGGCAGGTATACTTTTGGTTCTGTGTTAGGGGGCTGGACATAACGCATTTGCTTACCGCTTTTCTTACTGATAGGTGGGTTAGTAAACCGTACACGTACAAAGCCCTTCGCTGGGATTGATCCGTCCCATGCTGGATACTTAATCAGCATACCGTGGTTTAACCCATAGTAGCCATAGTTGAGAACGTCCTCTGCTGTAAACTCAGAGAAGCCTGCTTTCGCAGCAGCCTTATCGTCAGGGAAGACGATGGCAGAAGAGACTAAGCTCTCTTTAATCAATTGGTCCATATTAATGTCCTGCGCTTGTGATTGTGTGTGCATACATTATAGTCTAAGTAAAGCTATGTATATACTAAAGTTTCGCCGCCTAAACTAAAAAGCCGTCCCAGGTTAACGGGACGGCTTATCAGAGCTCCTGTGGCCTCCACCACCCAGTTTAAATGATCAGCCCTGGTACTTAGCTAGGTTGGTTGGCGGAGGTCGTGGTGGACGTTTAAGGAGCTCCACCAACCAGCCTCTACTTCGGGCCCCCTAAGTAAGGGCTCAGGAAGAACAAAGATACAAGAAATACCAGTGCTAGCAGTAAGAACACAGTTAGCGTGTCCATGCCAGCAGACTGACGAGTAGGTTGACGCTGGAAGTTGCGCTGTGGGGGCGTGTAATCGTCGTACTCATCTTGGCGGCGTTGGTTGTGGTTGTTCATAATCATTTCCTTACAGTGACAATATCAAATCCAGGTGCGCACTTAGACTTGTTCGTAGTCTGAATGCTTCGTAGAGAGGCCTTAGCAGCACAGACGTATGCTACCTTCTGAGGGCCGTTGTTGTACCCGTTGTTAGGTGGGTTGACTGTCAGCCAAGTCCACAGCAAGCCTAAGACTGGTACGAAGAGCTTCCAAAACAGATAGCTCTTAGCTTCGCCTACAGCCAGCTCTTTGGCCTCACGTGCGACCATACGAGCGCCACGTTCGTGGAGTGGCACAGGACCTTGCTCGTCGTTCATAAAACCTCCTTGATAGGCCTAGTTGACCAGGTAGTACCTGCACAAGGGTCGTAGCCTACCTTAGCGGTGTACTCCAACATACACCGCGCCTGTTGAGCATAAGCATCAACTTCCTCTACGCGTTCAGAGTAGGGGGTGTTGGTGGTGGACCATACCCAACCTTCCTTAAGCTGCTTAGCGTGCTGCAACTCGTGAGCTACCACGTTTGCTGTCTGGCACTCGTTACCCTCTGAACGCTTGCTGATGAGTGCAAGATTCTTGTAGAACAAACCTAAGTAGATACTGTCCTTAGTGTCTGCCCAGGTAAGGTCTACGCGGCGTAAGTCGTAGTCTGAGGGGGTCACACCAATACAGTCAGCCATGATGGCCCCCACTAAATAAAGCTTAGTGTTTTCAGCTTGATTGGTAGACACAGGCAAGCTTGTCAGGTACTTAGTCGTGTCGTCTGTAGACTCAACGTCGTGTTTGCGGCAACCGGTCAAGGCAAACGCCAAGGCCAGAGTCGAAAGAATTGATGTGGTGCGCATGTTTTACTCCTTGACCCAGATGAGGGGGTGTGTATTGCAAGACTTTCCGGCAATGAACTCTGCTGTCAGCACGGCCTCGGCAAGGTCAGCCACTGCAGGACCACGTGGGTCAGCCTTAGCACAGTAAGTAGGTTGGTCAAAGTAGCAACCATTGCAGTTATGCTCTGGTTGCTGGACGGTTTTCAGTGTAATACCGTGGGAACTAGCTTTCATTGGTTAACTCCTCTACTTGGTTGATGAAGTCAAGGCACGTGCCCTTTGTTTTACCTGGGAGGTCATTCTCTAAGGTATGAATGTATTATGTAATACTTTGAGGTTATTGTACACTGGTTTATCACTGTATACAAGCAAAAAAAAACCCGAGGCTTTTAGGCTCGGGTTAATCTCCCACTTCACTTCACACCACTTCACACCACTTCAAATCACAATCAGATCTTAGGACATAGGACTCTAATACCTAAGTCTTACTCTGCAGCGGCTGCTGCAACCAAGGTATCTTCGAACTGGGCCAGCATGTCAGGCGTCATTTCGAAAGGAGCTACCATGCCTTGGGCTTCACACCAAGCATCCATCTTAGTAGTATAATCAGCATCGGCAGCCAGAGACGCTGCAATCTTAGTTTTGGGGGCGTTCTTACGAGCGACTTTAGGTGGGATAACGCCTTTAAAGTAAGTTTCTTTAGCCTGTGTGGTGGTACCGTCTTCGTCCAAGAAATGAATCTTAGCTTCAGAAGAACCTTTAGCAGGCTTCAGAGCGTTCTTGTACCATGCAATGCTTTGGCAGTTATTGTCTGGGATCAGCACATTTACCTGGGCGACAATATCCTTATCGCTAGGAACCTTGCCATTAGAGGCAGCTTCACTGTCAGCCTGCAGAGCAAGGCCTGCTAAAACTACTTCCTTCACCGTCAGTTTAGGCACTGGCTTTTCTTTAACCACTTTCGCAGCGTCCTTCGCTGCCTTAGCCGCTGCTTTCTCTTCCTTGGTGGCCTTAGTGGCCTTAGGTGCAACTTCAGGTGCAACTTCAGGAGTAGGCAGGTCAAAAGGCGCGTCAACAACAGTGGTAGTATCTTGGTTCATGGTATAATCTCCGAAAAACGTGTTTAAAAAATTCAAGGAACTTTGTGACAGTGCTTGTCTTCAAAGTATGTATGCATTATGCGTTATCTTCTTGCTATTGTAAAGCGTTTTTTTCCTGTTCGGTAAAAAAGATTTGAATGTTATCCCAGCGAAGGTCTGTGCGCTCACCTGCCAGCTTGACACGCATAGACTCTTGGAATGGGGGGCAGTGCTTGTTAAGGGCCATGATGTAGACTGCGAGCCTGTGCAACATGACGTCAAGGCGCGAGTTGTCTACGACTACCGTGATACGTAGGTAGCCTGCGTTGTTCTGTGAACCTGCAGGTTTGCCGATGACGCGATTACGGCCCCCAAGCTTCCAGGTGAACAGGCCTGTGATAGGGTTGTAGGCTACCAGCCTTGCTGCCATAGCCAAGGCTTTAAGTTGGTTGCTGGTCGTGGTCGTGGTCGTGGTCGTGGTCGTGGTCGTGGTCGTGGTCGTGGTCGTGGTCGTGGTCATAGATAGTCTCCTAGGTGCTTTGCACCCTCAAATAATTTAAGTTCTAACTGGTTTACCCGTGTAGTAAGCACGCGTACCTGCTGCACAAGCTGCTCTAGTAGTAGGTTAGGTGTATCTTGTGCGTTAAGTTCTTGGTTGGCCTTTTTGGTCTGACCCTCAAGATACTTGCTTAGTAGGTCAGGCCACGCTTTGATTTGCATCTTAGGTGCCCGTGTAGGGCCAGCAGCCACGGCTGTGTGCCGTACGATGTAAGCTAACGCATAAGGTAAGTAGATAAATAGCTTACCCGGCAACTGTTCAGTGATAGGCGCAAACCCAGATATACGTGGGTTAGTAGATACCTTAGTCGCCTCTACACGTGTATTGTATTCAGCCGTGGGAATATCAGGGTTCACTGCACGGTACAGAGCATGCAGATTAGCCTTAGCTTCATGTTGCACGAATGGGGGCGTGATAAGTCCTCGCGACACCCAGTTCCTCGCAATCTTAGGCGCACGATAGCCGAGCTTAGTTACCTCGTCGTGCAGCACACTAGCGTCTACATAGCAAATGCTAGTGATGAAAGGGATGTTGATGAGGGCCTCACCACTCTGGGTGACTAGGTTAAGCAGCGCAGTTTGTGCCGTAGGTGTAAATAGGTGAATCATTCTAGGTTGGCCTTGGGCGCTCGTGTGAGCCCCTGTCGAGTTGAGTTGGTCGGATAGCTACTTATCAGGGCCCCCACCCTCGGAAGCGGTGGTGGAGACCGTGGACGTCTTATTAGACGTTCTTTGGAAGAGCGCCACGACTCTTACGTACACGATTAAGACGAGCCAGAGCTTGGCTCTGGCTAAGGCATGAGTCAGTGGCTTCAGGCTCTGGAGTAATCTCTAAGGTAGGCTCAGGTACTACTGTGGGGGCCAGTGTGAAGTCTTGGCCTTTGTCGAAGGCGGCCAGGGCTTCAGAAGCTTGGTCCAAAGTCAAGTAGTCGTACAGGTTAGTGTTCAGTTTGTGCACATAGTCGGCAACAGAACCAGCGGTAGTCTTGGCATTAGGTACGTTAGAGCGAGTAAGCTCTGCGACCTGTGCGTTGCTTAGTTTCAAGCCGTTATGCTTAGCGAAGCTCAAAGTAGCGATGACAAATTTCTTGACTGAGCCGCGGTCGTTAGTAGTAGTTGCTTGAGCAGTGGCAGTGATTTGTGCGAGTACGTTCATTTTAATCTCCAGGGTGTGGGTGGTTGGGTGGTGGTGGTGTGAGATACTCACACCATGAAGACCATTATGTCGTAGCTCTCAAGGCTTGTAAACAACTATTTTGAGTTTTTTAAAACTTTCTCGTAGAAGGCTTTTAACCTAGGGTCGGTAGCAGCAGCAAGCTTAGCTTTGATGGCAGCATACGACGCAGCCTCAGAATCAACACTGGTACGGTGCTCAAGAGCTTTGTAAAGGGGGAGACTTTTAATTGCGGTGATCACCGACTCTGTTTTAGCCAGACGCTTAAGCTTACGCTGGCGAGTGGCATTGTCGGTAGTCAAAGCTAGCTCACGTTTATAACGCAGTACGCGAATATACATCTTGTAGGCTAAATCGTGCAGCTCTAAGCCGTCTAAGCTGGATAAGCTATCTAGGTTAAAGCTTTCGTTAAAGATAGATCCTGTTTGATTTAGCACAGTTTTTTGATTACAGGTATAGCAGTACATTACCTTCTTACCAGCAGCGCACCTACTTTGAAAGCTAGGTTGAGCTAGAGCCCAGTTGTCTGTGTTACACACAGGGCATAATTCACCTACAGAACAGGGATTAGAGGTAAGCAGTGAAGCTAAAATAGTACGATGTGTCATGTCATTGTCCGGTTCGTTTAAAAACATTATTATACCGTTAAACGGGGGAGATTGTACACATGATACGCCCCAGTGATTAACTCGAAAACTTAATTACTAAAAAACGTATTATAGGGGGCGTGATTCAGGAGCGGTTTGCTAGCGAGCTGGTGACATAAGTGCTTGCTTTTCTTAGCTATAATCCTTTAATACATATATCCGATATAATAATATAATATATAATATATATTTAAATACTTACGTAACACCAGTGTATAGTACGTACCGTCGTAGTATAAATAGTTTCTGAAGTGGCGTTTCTCCGTTTTTTAAACGATATTAGGTTAACGTCGGACCCGACTATAGATCACGCCCCCAGAAACAAGGCCCTAGAAACCCAGTCCTCTTCGGTGGCGCAAAACAAAAAATTGTACACTGTTATTTCACGGTGCGTCGCTGCATAGCTTACTGCGTACCACGCTGCACCAAGACTCACTGCGCACCAAGACTCGCTATTGCTTTGTCCACCACCGCGTCCGGAGTCCAACCTAGCTAAGTACAAGGGCCCAGGCCTCCGGACGCGGTGGTGGACGTCACAGGAGCCCAGGACGCGCTTCCAAGGTCCCCGGATCCGTGCAACTCGGACGGCTCGGCTCGGCGGCCACCGAAGTTATCTGCGCCCCCATCCACGCAGTAACTTAGCTTACCCGTGACCAGAGAGTTTACCGGGCATGACTACACTAACTTGGTTTGTCACCGCACAGAGAGTTTGCTGCGCCAAAGCCAGTTTTCAACTTGGCTAGCCAGCGAGCTATTTGGCTTTGGGGCCCTACCACATTCCACACCACTTGTCAATACCTATATCTCTTAGTGGGTGTACACTCAAATAACCCTTTACTTTCCTTACAAACTATGCTATTCGCGCGCGCCCGTTCCTTATCTTTACACCTCCTCAACCTCTTTACCAGGGACAAAAACTTTCTTCTCAAAAACCTAAAATAACACTTTACATCCTCTACCAATAGTCTATAATTAACACATCAACACCAAAACACCATTTTTCAATTAACCAAAAGGACATTACATCATGAAACACACACTCTCTATAGAGTCATCTTACTTTGCTTCTGGGCTTGCTAATCCTTTACTAGCTAAATTCCTTCCTCAAGCCATTATCTACTCTAATCCTTGGCTTCTGGACCCTACATTCATTGAGAGCGACGGCTGGTATACAAATAACAATACTCAATTCACTACATTACACAACCAACTCACTAGCCTAATTCTTAACCACTTCGGCGACACTAACAACGTTAGCGAGACTTACGTCTACATTACATATTATCTTTAATTATTTACTACCAGGCTATTTACTTTCGGTCTCTAGCCTGGTATACTACACACATCACTTACCAGGGAGCACATACCATGCAAACTCCAACTACTCGCGTACCTTACCAAACATCCAGCGCGGTTGATAAAGCCGTCGACCTAGCTATTCAAGCCTTCTTCGACGCTTGCCCTATTGGCTATTACGTCGAGTATATTATCCCCGTCGGCGGGCGTAAAATCTCTGGGCTGCACGTCCTCGCCAACCTTCAATATTTACCAATTATCTCTAAATAATCCTTTACTTTTACACTCTCATAGCTTATAATTACTTATCACTTAAACACAAGGACCATTATCATGACTATCTTATCTCAAATCACTTCCGCCGCCGCTTCTAACTCTACTAGCGATCGCGGTGCCGTCAAACGCTTTATTATCGCTACCTTGAGCTACGCCAAACACAATAGCCTTAAACTCACCAATAAACAAATTGCCAAGTTAACTCGCTCAAATATTCCTAACTCCAAAACATCAGCCGGGAGCGTTGCCGACTATATAACCAACCTCAATTGCGGTCTCTTCGACTACCTTACCCTTGAGGCCGCTATCTCTACACTATCAACCTTCAACCAACCACAACCAATCGAGCCCATCGCACCCATCGCACCAATCGAGCCCATCGCACCCATCGCACCAATCGCTTTCGTCGGCCCCCTTCAACCTAAACCTGGTCGCAAATCGCGCGCCAAACAATCCTAATCAGCCTTCAATCGGCATTGCTCAGCTTCGGCTGGGCTTTGTCGCGTGCCCGCTGGGAGCCCTGCCGGGAGCTACACGCGCGTTGAGCATGGCTTTTGTGCAGCTTAATAGCAGCGTTAGATAGGCACTCCCTTCGGTCGTACGGGCACCCAGCCTGAAGGCGTGGGTCTCGCTGCGCTCGGTAGCGTAGTCGCTGCGCTCCTAGCTTGCCAGCCTGAAGGCGTGGCTGAGTCAGTTGGTGTGAGAGTTACGACAAGTGTGCCGCCCGGGGGCGCCCCACTATACAGCTTCTGCCCCTACGCCGCCCTCTCCACCATCCCCAGCTCCGGGACACTACCATACTACGGTACGTAGCATCAGCTCCGGGACACTACCATACTACGGTACGTAGCATCAGCTCCGGGACACAGTCATATTACGGTACGTAGCATCAGCTTCGGGACACTACCTCCTAACCTCCACAGTCACGTCCGATCTGGTCGGCTTACGTTTCTAAGCCTGAACAGTTTCGTGGTCGTGGTGGACGTCACAGGAGCTCAGACTCCATTCCCACGCGTCAGGGGGGCGTGATTTATCCGGGAAAATCCACCGGACCGGTACACGGAAGCAACATTAGAAACTTTTCTATAGAGGCATGAGACGTGGAGCGTACAGTCTGTATAATATATATTTTCATACAATTTTAAAAGTAGTGTTGTATATCGGATACCTGAATAGAGGGCTTAGGGCCTAGGCAACGGCTGCCGCCTATCTTCCCCCTAAAGCTAGAAGCCTGGTGTACAAAGCGCTATGCACTGGCTATAATCAAGGTTTAAGGGTGCAAACCCTGTCCTTAACAATCTACACGCTATCTGGAGCAGCTAACTATGGCTACCCTATCCGATAAGACCTTAAATAAGAATATTCGCCAAATGGCTCGCCTATCAGGCATCTTACCGCATGAGTTTCTACTTAACATATGCCGCGGTGAAGTCGTGATAGAGAAGTACGTGGATGAATACGGTGTACTACAAGAACGTGAAGTCTACCCTGACATTGGCATGAGAATTGATGCAGCTAAGGCCGCCGCTCCATTCTTCGCCCCCAAGTTGAGTGTACAGCAGGTAGATATGAGTGCAAGTGCAGACTTAGAGCACCTTTCTGTGGATGAGCTTAAGCGTAGGCTACAACTGACGCTGGCACGCCTTCAAACTAACCAGACGACAGAGTTCTTAGTGCACGAAGCTAAGGTGGTGAACCATGTCTGAGCCTAGCCCAAGCCCTGACCAAGGCGCTAAGACGCATCAGGAGCTACTCACCGAGGCATTACTGCTAACGCAGCGGCTTCAAGAGAAGGAAGACCAGCGCAAATTCTTCTTGATGTTCCCTGACACAGGGTCTCTAGCTTACACAGCGTACCCTAAGATCTTAGAGTTCTTTGCTGCTGGTGCCACAGAGCGTGAACGTCTGCTGATGGCCGGTAACCGCGTAGGTAAGTCTGAAGGTGGTGCGTACGAGATTGCTTGCCACTTATCTGGTTTATACCCTCACTGGTGGACAGGACGGCGGTTTGAGAAGCCTATCCGTGTGTGGGTAGCAGGTGATACCACTAAGACAGTGCGGGACATTATCCAGGGTAAGTTAATGGGTCCCCCTAATCGCTGGGGCACAGGGATGATTCCAGGCGAGAAGATCGTCATGGATCGTATAAGCAGGATCAGCGGCGTAGCAGATGCTATAGACACTATCGTAGTGAAGCATGAAGGTGGTTGGACTAACACACTGGCCTTTAAGTCTTATGAGCAAGGCCGTAAGAGCTTCCAGGGCACAGAGCAAGACATTATCTGGCTGGATGAGGAGCCACCTGAGGACGTGTATTCCGAGTGCTTGCTGCGTACAATGACCACTAACGGTCTTGTTATGTTGACGTTCACACCATTGAGTGGTATGACCAACGTCGTTATGAGCTTCTTAGGTAACTCACCTGATGAGGAGCATAACGATGGGCAGGTACGCGGTAAATTCTACGTCAGCATGACCTGGGACGACGCACCTCACTTAGATCAGGCTACTAAAGACGAGCTGTGGAAGCGTATTCCTCCCCATCAGCGAGATGCGCGTTCTAAGGGTATTCCAGTGCTAGGCTCTGGTGCTATCTACCCATTAAGCGAGGATGATATTACCGTTGATGACTTCAAAATCCCTGACTACTGGCCTCGTGCCTACGGAATGGACGTCGGTTGGAATAACACTGCTGCTGCGCAAGGCTGCCGTGACCCTGATACAGGTATTCTCTACATCACAATGGTGTATAAGCGTGGTCAAGCAGAGCCTCTGATCCATGCCGATGCAATTAGCACTCGTGTGGGTAAGAAGGCTAAGGGTTATATCGACCCGGCATCACGGGGGCGTAGTCAATCAGACGGCGTGACGCTCTACCAGACCTATGTTCGCCTTGGCTTAGACCTTGATTTTGCTATTAACGCAGTTGAAACAGGCCTCTTAGAGTGCTGGGAAGGCTTAAGCACAGGTAAGATTAAGATCTTTCGCTCTTGCCGCGAGTTCTTTACAGAGTTTAGGCTATACCGTCGGGACGACAAAGGCCACGTTGTGAAGAAAGACGACCACATCATGGATGCTTTTCGGTACCTTGTAATGAGCTCAGGAAGGTACCTACTTCGCCCCCGTAAAGGGTTTGAGCAGCAAGAGACAGACAATCTATTTGGTACTCGTAACCTATACGAAGATCTTTTATTTGATAACGCCAACATGAGCCACTCTTGGCTCGGGAGCTAACCATGATTGAGCCTAAAGAAGGCACTAAAGCTGATGAGAAAGAAGA